CCCCCGCACCGACCGGGCGGTTTCCCGGTAACATTAAAACACTATAATTATGAACACTTACAAAAAGTATTGCCCAAACGTATTTGTCGCACAATGTACAGAACAACACACAAAGGGCGAAATTATCGAGGTACAAACCAAGTATGGAAAGGTAAACGAGTGCATAGTTTACAACAAGGTTGCAGAGGGCAACGGCTTTTATTACTATTCCATTGTAAGGGCGGACGGCTTCAACGCACAAGAACGAGCAAAGGCAAAGGCGGAACGCCTTACAGAAGCAGCACAAAGGCAAAGCGAGAAAAGCAACGAATACTTTGCCGCGGCTTCAAAGAATGATGATTTTTTGAGGTTGGGAGAGCCTATAAAAATAGGACATCATTCAGAACGCCGGCACCGCAAAATGTTTGAGGACAAAGACCGCAATATGCGCAAAATGTGTGACGCAATGGAGAAAGAAAAAGACTACAAAAGACGTGCAGAATATTGGGCAAGTCGTGAAAACGACATAAACCTTTCTATGCCGGAGAGTGTCGAGTATTTCGCACACAAATTGGAGCAAGCGACAGAGTACCACGCAGGACTGAAAAGCGGTAAATATCCAAAAGAGCATAGTTATACGTTGACTTATGCGAAAAAGGAGGTTAACGACTTAAAGAAAAAGTACGACATTGCGGTTAAGTTGTGGGGCGAAAATGCAGAGTAACAAAATAGGGACACCAAATTATGAGCAATACAATTAATTATATTAAAAACTTATGCCGGGTTTCAGAGGGCGAAACCCGGCAAATGTGGAACGAATATAAAAGGCGTTCAAAGGTGGTACAATTAACGCCTATTAGAGAGGTGTTAACAGACGAGGAAATAAGTTTTATCTTAGAGTACATAAAACCAAAACAACACGAGTGTTACAGAAATGCACACGAAGCGACCCGCATATTAGGCGTTAAGTACGTAGAGGGGTTTGTCGAGGTTGGCGGTTTGCCAATAGACCACGCATTTAACAAGCGAGGTGACAAATACTTTGATATAACGACCGAACTTGTACTAAAAGAGCCATGCAAAGAGTATGTAAGTACGTGGGAGTTGGAGGGTTTAGAATGTACGAGAATATCGCTTATAACCGGCGTGTATGGAAGTTATGGTCGTTTCCTTTTTGATGAGATATTAAAGCGTAGAAAGGAAAGGCGCAAGCAGAAAGACAAAGAACGTTATAAGCGCAACAAGATTTTAAGCAAGATTGAAATGTTGCCGGTAGACTTTGATTTAACATTATCAGAGTTAAGCGAGTGGCACGACAAGTGGCGTATCGTGCGATTTGGAAGTAATGACAATACACGGTATTATCAAACAGATGGGAGGTATTTTAATGGAGTTATCCAAGATACTGAATTACGTAAAGAAAAAGCCATACAAGAACGAGTATTAGAACTACTTTGTTTAATAAGGCAAGCTAATATGAAATTAAAGGGTATAGGGTTGAATTTGCATTTAACGAACCAAGAAAGAGAGGATATAAAACGCAAACGTGAAACATGGTACAAAGAATTTAAGCGTTTAATTGTAGGTGGTATATAGTAGATATAAAAGAAAACGCCCGGCGTGTGTATATTAGCACATTGCCGGGCGTAACGCAATAAACCGAGAGCGAAAAGGTATTGCGTGTTGCAAAATTACGCATAAAAAGGGGTATTTTGAAAAAAATACGTGAAAAATTAAAAATAATATGCTTTTTATTTTGGTAATTAAATAAAAAGTTATATCTTCGCATTGTGTTAAGGTTAACACACCGACTAAGCGGGTACTTAGAAACAAAGATTATAAGACAATGAGAACTTCAAAAATAAACATCGGTACAAAGGTATTTAACAAGAAGAACCAAGAGGGTACAATAACAAAGGTTATAACAAAGTCTACTGGTTATGTAGAGGTGACTTATTTAGACGGTTCAGTAAGAAAAGAAATGGCATTCAATCTCAAAGACGAGAATGGCAATAACTTGAAAGCTACACCAAAGGCACATAAGCGCACAATTACGACGGCGGATAGAATTGAAAGCACAAAGCAGGGACTATTAAGAGTTAACGAGTATAGACGCAACAATCTTGTTGACGCTTATATGTTAGCACTTGACAAAGTTCATACAGAAAATAAATTTATAGATTCTCTTATAAATACTTTCGCAAAAGCAACAATAGGTATTGCTAAGTTAAGCGAAAAGCAGGCTTATTACCTTGCAAAGTTCATGGTAGAAAATAATATTTAATCAAAGATATAAATAATAACCTAAAGCTGTGCTATCAGCATGACGGGCAAATGGTATGACAAATTCAATTCACAGTCCAAAAAACAAATTTCGTGGTACAATTTATCAAGCAGGTATCAGCGGAAGCGGTGATTGCCTTTCTATTACTTGCAACGACTTAAACTCTTTAAAGTCATGGCTTGAAGAATTTGCAAAAAACAAGCCTGCGCACATAGTTATAAGTGAAAATAAGAAAGAGTATCCTCTTTTTGATTGGGTAGAGATAGAGAATTACGACATAAATAAAAAGTAAAGGGTTAAGGCTATGATATTATATATAGACAAAAATGTAAAGAAACTTGCAGCGGTGGCAAATTGCCCCGCTGACGTGGTAAGCAAAGCAATAGCAGAATATATCGAGGATAACGGCTTAATAGATTGCCCAGAATGTTATTACGGTTGTTCGCTATTAGATACGTTTGCAGAGCAAGACAAAACGCCTATTGTAAAGGTGTGCGGGGTGTTTCCTGCAATAGGTATAAACAAACCTACTTACAGAGAGTTTGAAACCCTTATGCAATGCGTTTTGTTTGGAGACGGAGATTGCCCAGACTGTGGTGGAGAATGCGAGGTAATAGACGGAGAATATAGAACGCACCAACAAGACAGAGATAGCGAGCCGGAAACGGAAACTATATGGGAGGAAAAGCAGTGTTTAAGCTGTGGTAATAGATTTTATAATTAATCAAATAAAAGTAATAATTATGTTGAGAATTAACGAAGCAATCGCACGAGCAGAGCGAATGGGAAAGAAAGTGTTTAAGAAAGATTTAGCGGCTTTGTTGTGGTCTGATAGCAGTGTCAACGCACAGCAGGTTAATATGACAAAGTTAGTTAACGGCACATCGAAAAAGGTATCTATTGAGTGGGTAGAAATCCTTTGTCGTGAACTAAATTGTACCGCTGACTATTTATTCGGTTTAAGCAATGATTAAGAAATTTTTATCCGCTTTGCTTGATAGTAGAAAGCAATTACGATTTATTAGAGCATTTCTGTTTTACATGGGTACTTTCTGTTTGCTTTGTTGCTTTGGTAACTTTTGGCTTTTTCCTTTGGCGTTGGCTTGTTACGCAGGAATTGCGCTTGTAAATTCACAAATTAAGGACGAGGAAGAAGAAAACAACAATTAATATTACAAAGATATGAAAACAAAAGAGAGCGATTACATAATACCACCTTTTGAGGGTGTAGAGGTTGAGAATAACGAAAGCGGTGCTTTTGAGTTATTGCCCGGTGTAACGGTTGAGGAAATGAAAAGCGTATTTTTCGATACAGACGCTTTGATTGAACCGCCTTACCGTGTATATCAGCTTAACAGCAAAGGACACCGCTACTATTACCGCTTTAACGAGCAAAACGAGCCGGAGTTTTATCCGAGTGTAACCACAATTCTAAGTCAAACTATGCCGGCAAACCCTTTCCTTACAAAGTGGATAGCCGACAAAGGATTTGAGGAAGCAGAACGCTATAAAATGGAGCGTGCAAGTTACGGCACTTTCATGCACTCGCAGTTTGAAAAACTGATAATAGAGCGTACTTATGATTTGGACGGTTTGAAAACCGAGTTAAAAACGTACATAGACGTTAACCACTTGCCGGAGGACTTTATACACTATGCAGACGAGTTGAAAAAAGATGTACTTTCGTTTGCGCAATTCGTGTTAGATTATGACGTAAAGCCTTTGGCGGTTGAGATTGCGCTTGTACACCCTACTTACAATTATGCGGGTATGCTTGATTTGCCGTGTACAATGCTTGAAAAACCCGGCAGCGATAAGCGTATAACGGCAATTGTAGACTTTAAGAGCGGGCGTAAAGGCTTTTGGGTTGAACACGAAGTGCAGCTGCATCTTTACAAAATGATGTGGGAAGCGAATTACGAACAACACCCGGTAGATAAGGTGTTTAACTTTGCGCCTAAAGATTGGCGTAAATACCCTACTTACCACCTCAAAGACCAAACAGACAGTACAGAAGCAAAGAAAATCCCTTATCTGTTGGAGTTGGCAGCCATTGAGGACGCAAAGCGTGACAATAATTTCACGGCTTGCAACGGTTTTATCAATCTTGATGATAAAGACTTAACGCCTAATGTTGTAAGTTTAACGCTTTCTGAACTTGTAAAGACAAAGGCAAAGAAAGAGGAAACAGCACCAAAAGAGGAAGCAGGGGTAAAAGAACAAGATTTAACCCCGGTTGAGGCTTCAAAAGTTGAGGTTAACAACGGGCAAAGCGAGCAAAAAACGCAAAAAGGCAAATTAAAAGCCGTGTCAACGCCTAAAGCTGAAAGTGTGGTAAATATACCACAAAAAGAAAAGAAAGCCGTTAAAAGCGAAAATACGGCAAAATTACTCAATAACGAATTAGATATGTAAGCTATGGACGGAAGAATAAAAAGACCAACACCCGACAAAAGGCTTGCTTTGCCACGTATAGGAACGCTTCATATTGGAAAGAAAGTTGTCGGTAAGAATGGCAAAGAGTACCCAACAAGTACAGATTATTTCATACCCGGCGGCAAGTACGCCGGTATGTTTACAAAAGCGTTTGGTGACAAACCCTCAACTATACAGATAGTTTTCCCCGATGACGACCCGTCAAAGGTGTGTGCAGAACGCTATGAGTATAGGGACGACGCAGGCGGTTTGGTAGCGTATGGAGACGGGCAAACGTTCAACGTTTGGAACGGCAAAACATACCAAAGCTACACAATAGAGCAATATCCTAACCTTATGCAAGGAATAGCGCAAAAGCACCCTAATAGAGCGGTAAGGGCAGGATTTGACGGTTGGAGTGTTACGCTAACTTTGACGTTTGTCGTGCCGGCTGTGCGTGGTGTAGCAGGCGTGTGGGCGTTTACAACGAAAGGGGCGGCAAGTTCTATCCCACA